TTACGCCTGCGGACTCTGCCACCAAAGATTCCACATCGATCAAGGAATCTTGCAAAAGTTCATAGCTGGTCAAGATCTGACCACTAGAGAACTTATAGACAGTTGAAGTTTTGCTGGTGAAAGTCAAAGCTGTTTCAGTGATCGAACCATTTTCAGAAATGATGGTGCCAGCGTTTGCTGTGTCATCAAGGCAGGGCATGGAGATGTTAGAACCATTGGAAGTTTGCAAGATCTTAGCGATCTGACGCACACCATTATAATCCTTCAAAGCACTGGTCAGGGTGCCATAGAAGGTAGGGTTAACAAGCGCACCACCGATGCCTGTGGAACCAATACCTTGCGCACGATCTTCAGCCATGCCTTCAATGTTGATGGAGTTGCTGTTAAGATCAAACCCAATGTCATTAGCTGCCTTGGCAAATTCACTTCTGAATCCCCTGGTGCCTTTAAGCATCCAACCACGGATCGCATCACTACGATTTCTGGAAGCTTTTTTATCACCTAAGTCAGTTACAAAGTTGGCTGCACCTTGAAGGGGTGCTGATTTGCGGGTGGATCTTTTGATCAGTTCAAGCTTTGCTGAATTCTGTTGTGCTGCTGCGGGTGCAGGAGCTGCTGCTGCGTCTGCGCTAGCGTCTTGTGCCATTTCATCCTCCAGTGTTTTGACTCGTTCATCGATTCCAGAAACCTGAGTGACCAAACCATCAAATGCAGTTTGTTCCTCTGGGGTCAAATTGCGCTTGGAAAGTTCTTCCAGCTTGGTTACTAACTCAGCTCGGTCAGATGCGAGCTTTCGCAAATCGGCTATAGCCATGTTCAAATCCCCTATAAAAATGTTTTGGTGGCTGCAAACGCAGTGGCACCGATCCAGAATGCTCTGGGGCCACCATGCGTAAAAACTGCAGGGCTGGCACCAATTTTCACATGGATCGTGAATGTGTCAAATCGTAGGGAATGAAACGAAAAAAGCCCCTAGGGATTAGCTAGGGGCTAGATGATGAGGTGGGGTTATTGCCAAGGGAATCGGCCATTAGTAGTAAAATAAATTCTAGAAAATATAGCAAACACTACAATGCCAACAATAAAAATCATCACCACACGAATGATCAATCCTATTAATCTCCCAATATTTTGTGGTTCTGATTTTCTGACAACACTGGGACTAGGTTTGTTAGTAGCAATGGTTGTGTAGATGACATGGAGTGGGATGGTGATAAACAACCCAAAGAAGCCACACAAGAATGCTAAAATATGAAGCACAAAAAAAATTAAATGAACCATGGTTCCATCCTCATGAAAGAGTAATGAAACCATGCTATCAGATCTCTTTTGCCATACCTATTTTATTTCATCTTTAATATTCTGATCATATTCATCCGCTTTTGCATTTCCAAATCCTTCTCATGCTGCATCTCCTGATAATATTGCAGGGATCGCAGACCGATTTCAGTATTCAAATAGGCGGGATAGGTTACTGCTGACACATCGTGCAAATCTACATCTAGCAGGGTTCTGATATTGGCATCCCCTTCTTTATCCCAGCTATCTTTCTTGGTGACAAACGCAAAACTCATCTGGGTAACATCTCCCCTGGACATCGAGACCATGAGATCCCTAGCATAGCTGGTATCTGGTGGGGTGATCTCTACTAGTAACCCTTCAGAATCTACGGAAAGATTAAGAGTGCCACTGGTGGACCTACCTAGGATTAGGTTCTGATCATGGTTAATCAAAGCCCGCACATCAGCATTCCCTGCTAATGATCGGGTGAAAGCTCTGGAATCAATCTGCTCGATGAATCCACCGAGATCCTGAGACCTATTAGGCGAGAACTTAGCAGCATAACCTACTAGCTTTTTCCCATCAGCTTCAACTCTGAATTCCGTAGTGAATCTTGTTTCTAGTTTAACCATGATGTTTTCTCCCAGTTAGCTTTGGTATCGATCCAGTTCGTAAGTTTCTCATCGGCCAAAAGTTTTAGATTCCTTGGTGTTGCTGATCCAGCTAAGTCCAGCCATTCAGCCTTAAGGCATTCACAATGATCTGCAGCAGCTCGGACACCACCACCCGATTCAGGTTTGAGGAATTCCATCACAGGTTCAAGGATGATCTGGACCCTCTCCTGATGTGCTTCTAAAAACTTCTCTAAGGCAGGGATGAATTCCCCTGGCTTATTTGAAATTCTAGCTAGGTGGGATGCTTCTATTTTTCTGATTTGCTTCCTAGCAGCTTCCAACAACTTAGCAAAGCCAAAGTGATGTTGTTGGGGTGCAGGGATTGGCACTGGGATTAGTCCAGGCTCATCGTATGGCATTTTACCTAGGGTCTTGGACTGATCCACTGCTGCGGGTGTTTGTCCTGGGCCAAAGGTAGGGTCCATATTTTTAGGGGTCATGTAAGAATCACCACCCTCAAAGGGTGATAAAGATTCCATCATTCTGACTTCATTACGGCTTAACCATCCCCATGATAATGCAGAAGCATAGAATGCAGCCCTACCAGCAGAATCAGAGCGCAGAAGGGCATCACTGTTGTGTTCACAGTACATAGAATCCATGTCACTGATCAGCTTGTGCTGGATTTCCTGCTCCCACCTGACCATCCATGGTCTCAGGGTTTCTTGAAGGAATGCCAAGTTGTCTTGTTCAAGGGATGAGTAGGTCTTATTTGCATTATCACCCAGTTTGCTGGAAGGTATTTTGAACCATCGAGCGATTTCTTGGATCTGAAATCCTCTCGAAATCAACCACTGGGAATCATCTGGATCAGTTCCAATGCTCTGAAATGTCACACCATTCTGAAGGATAGCAACTCGGTGGGCATTCCTCTGGGATGAATGCATATCCTCCCATGATTTTCGCATGTTCTGCAATGCTTCTGCTGATAGTTTCCCTGGTACACTGATCACCCCTGCTGGCTTTGCGCCATTACCGAAAAAGGTACTGCCAAAATTTTCAAGGGCCATGCCTAAGCCAATCGCATCTCTAGCCTGCGCTACCACCGAGTAACCTTTGACACCATCAAAACCTAAACCTTTAATGTGGAAGATTTCCTCAGGCAGAAAGATCAAAGATCCATAGCGATAAAACAGATCCCCATTTTTATCACGCACAGGTTCCATGATATCTGGGCGCAGTGGCCAGAGTGCAACCACTCGGCCAGTGTCAGGGTCTCGCTCGATTTCTGCATAGCCATTTCCCCAGGTCAACACATGCCCCATGAGAGTTTCCCTAAAGATCATGCTGGACATCTCAGGGTTAGCACGGTCTTTCAAGATTAAATAAAGTGGATGAAAGTCTGCACAAACCCTAGCACCATCTGCGCCTTTTTTGTAAAGGATCAGTGGTAGGGATGAAACACCTTCTGATATATGCCGAACTGCAGACCAAACTGCGGATGATGTGAGTGCGGTGGCTTGGTTTACCTGTGCGCCTGCGGTAGATGTTGATGAATAGAACCATGAACCATAGTTAGAAAGAACTGAATACCCACCCCATTTGCCGATTGTTTGGGAAACAAATGATCTGAGGGCTTTAAATGGCATAATTTTACAGGAATTCTATCCCTGCTCCTGTGGTTTCATTGTGCGTTTCTGCCCCTGCGGTGACCATCCAGCGACCTAATCCCATCACTAAAGCTATAATCCCATCTATTTTGTCACGAGATTTCTTTTTTGACAACTTGTAGTTATTATTGTCATCAAGACTCACACTGATATTCCCTAGATTCCATCGCAAAACAGGGTTTCCATCATGGGAAATCTGGTTAGACAGGATCCATTCCTCTAGTTTTTTAGTCGGTGGGGATAGGTTCAAAGGGGTTTGGCCAAACTTAACCATCGTGAAGTCATCACTGAGTTCATGCACGATCTGATCCGAGTGCCAAGGGTCGTAAGCGATCTCTTGAATTTTGTAGATTTCTCCCAGTGCCATGATGTCTCTTTTAATTTGTCTGTAGTCCACCCGATTACCTGCAGTTGCTGTAATCTTTTTAGACTTCACCCATGGACCAATTCTAAATCGGTTCAACCTCTCCCTGAGTTTATCAGCTTCCTCAGGTGCCCAGTAGAAGGGCAGCACATAGTGTGGCTCATCTTCATGAGTGCTGGGGAAAAACAAAGTCAGTGCTGTGAGATCCATGGTGGCTGAAAGATCCAGTCCAGCCCAGCATTCCCTGCCAGTCATATCGGGTGCTGCTATCTCACACTCATCCCACTTGAGTGGTGATATCCATCTGATGTCGGTTTCAATCCATTGGTTCAAATGATCCCTGCGGAAAGCGGCTTCCAGTGCTGGATTATCTTTGCACTCCTGAACCTTCTGATGAAAATACGCTGGCTTAACGGTGATGCCATAGCCGGGATTTGCTTTCTTCCAAGTGGCTTCAGATGTCCAGTCATCATCGAGATCCGCAGCAAAGATTTTGCCGTAGAATGTTTTATCTTTGATGGTTCCGTCTAACCATTTTTGAGCGTGAGAATGCATATCGTGACAGAAACTAGTCCGATCACTACCTGCAGTGGTAATCATCACGCACAATGGTTGCCTTCTGGCCAAAGTTCCAGTCATTAAAGTGTCATAAAGTTCGCGCGATTTCTGAGTATGCAATTCATCAATCACGATTCCATGAGGGTTGCCACCATGGGCGGTGTGTGCATCTGCACTGATGGACTTGTAGAATGATTTTGTGTCAGGGTAGATGATCGTGTTTTTGAATGGTTGCAGTTTTGCTGCTAGTGGTGGACATGCTTCAACCATGTTTTTAGCACTATCAAAACAGATGTGGGCTTGTTCTCTGGAAGCTGCTGCGCTGTAGATCTCTGCACCTGGTTCACCCTCTATCAAAAGCCACAGAGCTATGGCTGATGCAAGAGTGGTCTTGCCAGCTTTCCTTGGGACTTCCAGATAAACCTGTCTGATTATCCTGTTTCCATCTTTGTCAACCTTCCCAAACACTTCACGCAGTATTTCCTTCTGCCATTCTTGCAAAGCGAAACGCTTTCCAGCCCATTCACCCTTGTGATGTTTCAAGGCTCGCTCGATGAATGGAATGATCAATGGATCAGCAGGTTTTTTCTTGGGTTTCTTAATCGGCATTGCCACCGATATCCACACCACATAAATCCTTAATCCAATTCCCTTGAGTGATAACAGGATCGCTGACCATCTTGGATCTGGCCATGGGAGAAAGCCCAAGCGATTTTCCAAGGGTGGAAAGTCGCGCTGATAAACTGGTTAGCTGATCCACTGCGGGATCTGATTTCTTTGGTCGGCCTTCCTCCTGGATGAATCCACCAGATTCATTAATCTGTAACTGGCATCTGATTACTTGCGAATACATCGCACAGTAAACAGCGATAGCATCAGCATCCACTGATGAAAGAATAGCCATTGGCTTTAGACCTGTCAGAAGTTCGTGCCATTTTTTCTGACCTAATTTGTCCAACCAGTCAGGCATCATGGGATCGTTAACATCCCATGCAACAGGTGATGGGTTTACTGTTGATGGTCTTGGGTTTGGATTAAGAGATAATAGCTGTCTCTTATTAGGTTTTCTACCTCTAGTCATAACTGCACCTCATTTTGCCCTAAAAAATCATGCAAAAATCCTGAATTTAG